GTCATAGGTCTGCTGGCCTACCTGCTGGCCGTAGGTGCTGCCATAACCGCCGGTAAGTGCTGCGGCCTGTCCCATGCTGTCTTTCATGGCAAGCTTGCCTTGCTGAATATATCGGTCTTTGAGCTGGTTATAGAGAGCGTCAGAGCCTACATCGTACTGGAATTTCTCCCGGTTGGTGATTTTGTCCATAATGTCAGTAAGCTGTGCATCAAAACTACCAGCATATGTAGGTTTCGGCCTCTGGGCTATCCCTGATACTGCCTGTTCAAAAACAGGAGTGTCAATGCGCTCAAGTTCATGTTCTTTTTTCTCTGACATATAAGCCCTCCTTATTATTAAGTCCTCTGAAAGAATATCTGCCTGTTTAATCCTGAGGCGAATAGAATTGCACTCACATAGAATGCCACTAAGTGTCACTCCCTTTTTCGAGTATTCGAGATATTGAGAAAAGTTTAGCGTCTTTTGTACCTTCAATCTTGAGCCGAAGATGGTCACATCGGCGTGGCCTGACTAAAATCGTGACCGCATGATTGGGGCGGGAATAATACTTACCAGCAAATTCCCACACCCCACTTGAGTCATACTCGACATACATGGTCAGTATTGTGGCAGGCGACAGATTTGCTCTGATATTAAATCTGGAAACATATTTTTTGCCGGGGTGCTCATAGTGAAGAATGCCTGTTTCGGCTTTCCACTTTACGTCCTTCTCCGGTTCACCTTCAGTGCCGTTCAGGGCATATATCTTATTGTCCACAAGTGCATACAGCTCATCATTCATCCGGGCAAACTGCTTAACATGGAGATTATCTTCTCTTATCCACAAACTGCGTAAAATATCGTAAACAAATAGGTGCCATTTTTGTTTGGAGTCTTGCATGGAAATATAATATTTCTGCCCGTAGGAGCCTGCGACGGCGTTATAGTAGCGTTCATCACCGAGTTTGGCAGATACGCTTTCGGGAAAGCCTCCTTGATATGCACATACATCAGAGCGGGATTTGTAGAACAATATCTCATTTACGACCTCAAGGCTTTTGTGACTGCCTTTCTGGACGCCTCTTGCCGGTGTATCGGATACTTGGTGGGCACCAACGGAAGATATGGAGATCATGTGTATTCTGTCCTCTTTGAAAAACATCGGCCTGCCCAAATAGTTAACAGCGCCTGTCCATACACCATCAGTACCGACGGAGGCTCTCCAAGAGTCTGTAGAGACACCGAGATACTGACTCCAGTTTTTGAAGTCTCCCAAAGCACAACAATAGAGCTCGTTTATATTCTGCTTGCCGTCATTACCGTAAAAGCATCCCCATATACGGTTCTGACATTCACATACGAAGTCCATATCTGGTACGAGGCGGGAGATAGTGATATTGGCTGCACTCTGTTCGTACCTGTTTTCAACAATTCCGATGAGAATAACGTAGTCCGACACAGCATCGGTGAAATTAAACTCAGAAGTACCAGAAGAGCCGCCGACGGCATACAGGATCTTCGAGCCGTTGAGTTCATCGAAGTAAGCGCCGGATATCTCAACACCATCATGTTCTTTGAAGGCACTGAGAAGCTGCCCCTGCGTGGTGAAGGTGAGTTTTGTATAGACGCTCTCGACAGAAATCCATGAGCCCATACTAATGCTCCACTGCTTGAGAGTTCCGTCGTTGCTATCTATCCACAAATCTTCGTTATCCGGGTTCTCCGGTTCGGTGCTGCTCTCAATAGCGTCAGGATAGATAACACCATCAGCGGAGCACATCTGGTAAGTGACTCTGCCTGAGTATTGCCAGTGCGCCTCCATGCCGCCGTAGTCGGCTGGATCGGCGGTGTTATAGAATACCTTGTCTGGCCAGATAAGTATATAAGCGCCCATGCTGATAAGCTGCTTCTCGCCTTCTTTGAGGCCGGTAACAGGCGTTGCATAGCCGTTATACCAAAGAGTACCATTATCGACATAGGCGAGAGCATCCTTATTTATTATTCCCTGTGCAGCCGTCTGAGATATATCTAAAATACCTCTGCGCGGTCTTGTAGAGCACATCGGGAAATGAGATGTGGAGAGATTTTCTGTATGGTAGAATTCTCCATCTCTTATTCTGAGTGCATGATTGTACCCATAGAATGTGTCGGTTATATGCTGCGAGTTGGGAATTACATTCATCGTCGGCATTTTCATATATTTATCATGCCTCCCTAAAAGTAGTTATTGCTGCCGGAGATAGGTCGATGAGTCCTGTTGTAATAGTTTGAAAAAGCAGAATATGCAGCTTCATACATAGCGTTGGAATTGTTATATTTTTCAAATTCGCCGTTGGCGTAATCAATACGAGCAGCCAGATAGTGAATGTATAGTTCGTCGTGTGTCTCAGGAACGAGAAGTTCTTTTTTAGACTGTTCTTCAATCTGTTTGCTGAAATCAAAAGAGATATTGTCTGCGCCTTCCGGTGGGTTTTCGTGAGTATCGAAAATGTTAGTCTTTATCTGCTGCTCAAGGTTGTTAAGCCATATCATTTTTCGATTGAGAGGGTAAACATTAGGCTTTTCTTCATCAAGGTTATTGATAATGCTGTCATAAGTTGCCATATAAAAACCTCCTTTCAGATATTCGTAAGGGCGCACATAATAGTGCGCCCTGTATAACGTGCTTATCCTGCGTTTGCTTCCTGAAAATCCATTATCTGCTCAAGCATGTGTTCCTTATCGTGGAGAACCGCCGCCACGCATTCGGGAACTTCAACTTCAACGCCGCGCTTAATGAGCCATGTGCGCTCGTTAATGCTGACGAATACATCTTCCTGATCCTTGCGATCACGGGGAAGTCTTATCTTGACGGTCTTTTCCGCAGTGGGAGCGGGATCGGTGGGAACTTCGGGGGTGGTGGGAGTAGTGCCGCCCTCGTCGGGAGTGACAGCGGGATCGGTGGTGTTGGTCTTGCTCATGTTATTTACCTCCTAAATTAACGTAAGGAGAGGGTTTTCCCCTCTCCTTGTGTGCTTAGTTTGCCAGTGCGCTTGCGGAGAAGCGGGGAGAAATGCTCTCAATGCGAACGAGATAGTTCTCGATAAGCAGTTCAGCGGTCTTGATGGCCTTCCAACCAACGCTGGAACGCTGGTTCAGGGGGTCAGCAGTACCGGCACTGCCTTTCTGCTTGACGATGATTTCGAGGCCGCCGCCGGTTATCTCAGTAACGCCATATGCGCCGTCACCGAGGATAAGGGTGCCGAAAACGGCAAGGCCGGTAGGTGCACCGTCACCGGAACCATAAATCTTGGCCTCGGTAGTCTGCACGAAGCGAACACCGGCGATCTCACCGATCTCGCCCTCGTAGAGGTTTTCGGGCTGGGCGTACTTGTGTGCGTCGATCCATTCGGGGTCGCGCATCAGGTCGTAGGCCACATAGGGATGCACAATGCCCACATACTTGCCGTTGATGGTGGGGGCGTTCTGGGCGCGCAGCTTTGCAACGGCGCGCTGGATAAGCTCCACGGTGATAACACAGGTAGCATCAAGACCGGCGCGAGTAGTGACGGCGGTTGCTGCACCGTTGACTACCTTGTCGGCATAGTTGACGTTGGTGCCGCTGTGCAGCGCGTTTCTTACAACGGTGTCCAGAGTTGCACCAGCCTGACGGCCAAGAAGCTTGGTAGACTCCAGAATAGTATTGTCCAGAGCAGTGAGCTCCAGCACATCAGACTGAGTGATGTAGTCGCCGTACTGAGATACAGTGGCGGTGACTGTGCTGACATTGAGACTCTTGCCGTCGGGGGTCACGCCTTCGGTGAGGGGCGTGGTAGCCTTTGCCAGAGGCGCAAACTTACGGAACTCGATGGTCTTACCTTTATTGGCGGGGATGGGGCGCTTCTGGCCGAACTGGTCGTGGACAAGCTGCGCCTGGGCTTCATCTATGAGCGTCATGTCATAGAAAGTTTTCATCTCGGGGGACAGATTACCGCTCTGGCCAGATGCACCGGTCAGCAGGGTAGTCTGTACTTCGTTTGCGAAGAGCTGAATGTCAAAAGTTTTGATTAATTCCATTTTTCTCCTTTCCTGCAAGGAGAGAAAACTACAGGACTATTCTCTCGCCTCGCTGTACCCGGCGGATTATTTCCTGCCGGTCTGCTTTTGTGAACTGTGATACGTCTGATTTGTGGATAGTGGCACCCTGCTTAGACACTGCACTCTCAGCGGGTCTGCGTGCTCCCGCTGCAACTGAGCTTGCTACCTTGCGCTCGGCATTTCTGGCAGCCGCGTTCATACCGGTGCTGAGAACATCATTGAGATGGATTACTTCATAGGCGGTCTTTACATCTATTCCGCTCTGAAGGAGCAGCTTGAACTGGGGATCGCCTTTGATCTCGGTGGAAAAGTCAAAGTCGGGATAAATAAGCTTAGTTTCCTTAGCCTGTTCATTCCACTTAGCAAGGAGCTTGTCAGCCTGCTCCTGAGTCTGGCGTTGGGTGATCTGATCCTTGAGCGCCTTATTTTCCCGTTCCATCTTTTTGATGCCCTTGAGCTGTTCAACGGTCAGCCCACGCTCAAAGGCTTCATCTTCCCAGAGGCTGTCGTCGTTGTCGAGTGCAGTGCTCAGAGCATCATAGTCACCGTTTTCAACGCCATACTTGGAGAAAAGCCTCTCCAGTGCCTGATTTGCCTTTTCAAACTGTGCAGTCTTGGCCTCAGTAGCCTTGAACCGGTTTTTTATGATGGTCTGGACTTCGGCGTCGTACAAATCCTTGTACTCGCCCTTGATCATGGCTCTGAACTTCGCTTCACGGTCATCATTAGCAGGGGTGTCAGATTTCTGCCCGGCGTCGGCAGGAGCGGCCTGTTTACCGTAAGTTACGTTGGACAGATCCGCATTTGCGCCCGAAGTCTGCTGTCCGGCGGCGACAGCTGTTGCGCCCGTTGCGCCTGCTGCGGCTCCTGATCCTGCACTACCAGCTGCTCCACCGCCATCGGCAAAGAGCTGAATATCGAAGCTGCAAAGGCTTTTGAATTTACGCATAAGTAATCCTCCTGCCGATAAGGTCGGCGAGCCTGTGATTTTATATGATCCCTTTACAGGGTATCAAACGGGGTAAGAGAAACGTTATTCGGAAAATTGGTGGCCAGTACGTGCATACCAACCTGAATAACGAAGAATGAGTGCAAGCACTGCGTATAGAACTCGTTGGTCGGAGTGGCCACAATATGCACATCACCGCGTTCAAGGTCTAATTGAGGCGCGATAACCAGCCCGCCTTCCTCACCGAGAAACTCCATGCACTGGCCAAGAGTGTAAGCGAGAGTGGATATCCCAGCGCATACTGGATCATACCCTTCATCGGGCTTCTTGAACTTTGCATGGCCTACGGCGTGCATCTCTATTGTGTGGAGCTCCTTGTTTATGTTGAAAGATACATTGACCATGTTAATTACCTCGGAGTAGCGGCATTGGCTGTCCTTGCTCTGGCATCCTGAGTTACTTTGCTCTCAGGAGTTGTAATCTTGGCAGGCTTGCCGCCGGTAGACTGCCGGGGAACAGAGGGACTATCAACCAATCCGAACTGCACCGTGAGACTGTCTGCCAGATTGCTGC